ATATAGTCAACGAGGGGGGTACTAGAAGCGGTAAGACATTCACAAATCTTTCTTTGATATATCACATAGTCAATTCTCATAAATATCTCGCTAGTGTTGTCTCGGAGACTTTTCCGCATCTTCGCAAAGGAGCAATAAGAGATTTCAAGGGACTTCTCGAAAAAACTAAATCTTGGAAGGATAAATACTGGAATGAAACAAATTCAATATATGATATCCCCGACAAGGGTAGTTTGGAATTTTTTAGTGCTGATTCTTCAGATAAAGTACACGGACCGGAAAGAGACATCTTATTTATCAACGAAGCTCAAAACATAAACTATGAGATTGCTAGACATTTGTTTGTCAGAACCAAGAAAACAATTTTTATAGATTTCAATCCTACTAGAGAATTTTGGGCCCATACAGAACTCAAGAAAGATCCAAAGTGTTTGTGGATACACTCGACTTATTTAGACAATCCCTTTTTAACCCCAGAACAAATACACGAAATTGAAAGAAATAAAACTAATAAAATGTGGTGGCAAATTTATGGGAAGGGGAGAATAGCCGAGAGTGAGGGTGCAATTTATAAAGGGTGGGCCATCATAGACGAAATACCCCACGAAGCCCGCCTAGAACGCTACGGAATGGATTTTGGGTATTCTAATGACCCTACCTCGATTGTAGCTATTTACAGATACAACGGAGGGTTTATTTTAGATGAAGTTACCTATCAAAAAGGTTTAAGTAACAAACAAATTGCTGATATCTTATTAAACCAACCCAAAGCATTAGTAATAGCTGATAGTGCCGAACCTAAGAGTATTGATGAGATTAGAATGTATGGAGTGAATATTTTACCTAGTAATAAAGGACAAGGTTCAGTCCTCCAAGGGATACAATACGTCCAAGACCAAAGGATAAGTATTACCAAAAGAAGTCTTAATGGAATAAAAGAATACCGTAATTACATGTGGAAGACTGATAAAGATGGCAAAATAATCAATGAACCTGAATCAGGCTGGGACCATTTTCAAGATTCCGTTAGGTACGGACTAACTGACTTAAAACCCATCGAGGACATTGAGGATGTCCCAGAGGATAATTTATTTGATGAAAGGGGGATGTATTGAAATACGCTGTTAAATTAAATCCTAGTAATCTAAAGGTCCACTTGGATATTGAATCAGATATCCAAAGGATTAAAAATGGCTTATTTAACATCGTTATCAAAGTTAATCGTGAGTTAATCATTGATTACGTTGTCTATGAAAACCTCTCAACAGTCAATACGGAACTTACCGTTGCACCTCTTGATTGAAAAACACGCTCAAGATATTAAATACGGTTCAATCACTTATACTTGTAATTTAAAAAATGGGGAAGTAGACCTAAAAACTATCAGTGTTACCATCGCCAAGAGAAGACGTTACAGACCAAATCATAAAAATATTTGACAGTCTAAGGGGTAGAGTGCTAAATTACCACAATTAGCCAATGGTGCCAGATGGCACGGACAGCTCCCGTATTTCGGGGGCTTTTTTTTATGGAAAAAGATAAACCCAAAAACCAAATCCTCTCCCGCAAAGATGCGGCCTTTAATTATCTAAAAGACAAAAGAACTAATTGGGATAGTTACGAAAAGATATTCCACAACCAACTCAACTCTAAAGTCACCGACTCGACTAAATCACAAGTCTTTGACCCCAAGATAGCCACCTTAATCATCGAAAGGGCTTATAGAGTCATGTCTCAAAACCCTCAAGGTAAAGTCAAAGCTATCTCTAAAAATGATTCCGGAACTGAGAAGCTAATGAATCTCATCTTAGATAAATACATCCTCCCTAACGCTAACGCTCAATTCGACCTACTTACAAAACTAAGGATGGTAGATATTTACTCCAATGTTTACGGAAACTTCTTCTCCTTAATAGACTGGGATGTTAAAAAGAATGGTTATGCCGGACCGGATATGTGGTTACTTAACATTCGTGATGTCTTCCCCCAAGTAGGGGCGGTCTCTTTAGAAGATTCGGATTACGTCATTGTTAGATCATGGCAACCTATTTCTTTCTTTGAGTCACTTAAAGAACAAAAAGGGTACAAAAACATCAGTAAGATAATCAACATCTTAAAGAATAAAAGCAATCCCAAAAAAGACTCCGAAGATAAGAGTAAACGTGAAGATATTTACCCTGAAGCCGAAGGCACCCCCGGAGCAGGCTTTTATGAAGTCTTAACCCAATATTCTCGTGATACATGGACTGATTACTGCGTTGATGCTGATTTAGAATTTCGTGAGATAGACAATCCTCATGAAAATGGTGAATTACCTGTGATTTGTAAGTATTCCATTCCTCTATTAGACGACTTTATGGGTATGGGAGACGCCGAGAGAGGTGAATCTATGCAATCAGTGGTTAATTCTGTTTGGAATTTATATCTAGACGCTGTCAAGATGTCTATTTTCCCTCCGACTTTAATCAATAAAGACAATATCGCTGCCATGAGTTCACTCAAGTGGGCTCCAAGTGCTAAATGGTTAGTTAGGAATCAAATAAACAATGCTGTTCAACCTATTGAATTAAGCCCCCAAGGTATTCAAACCTTCAATAACACCTATCAAGTGGCTAATGCTTCACTTTTGAACATGTTTGGGACGACAGACACCTCCGTTACCCAACAAACAGAAGCTGGGTTTGGTAAAACCCCAGAAGCTTTGAAAATGCAGGCCAGTCGAGAGAATACTAGAGATAACGCTGATAGATTCTACATGGAACAGTTTGTCAAAAAGATGGTTAATCGCATGGTTAATTTGATGTCTAAGAATAATGACAGTTCCGTCGCCGTAAGAATGTTCCAAGATGAAATAGAAGAACTTGTTGATGAATATCCCGAAATGGAGGAAATGTATGACGAGAAGACAGGTAAGTTAAACATCGAATCCAAATCCTTTGGTAATTCCTTATACGACTACGAGATTATCTCCGGTTCGATGTATTTAGTCGACCAAGAAGCCCAACAAAAGAATATCAACGGATTAGTGGGAATGATTATGGGAAATGAATTTTTACTCCAACAAGCCCTCCAAACAGGTTATGTCACTATAGGCACAACCAAAATCAATCTAGGAGAACTTATGAAGAGGTCGATTGTTAATTCGGGTATCCAAGACTGGTCCAAAATCGTCGAAGAAGAAAAACCCGAAGAAACAGCCGACAGACTAATTGAAGACGCCAATCAACAATTTATTAGTGCTGTGGAGCAAATGCAAAACGGGGGAGCACAACAACCTCCTATGCCTCCACAAGGCGTACCTGAAGGAGGAATGAATGCAGGCTATTAGACCATCTTTTATTAAATTACCTATCTTAGAGGTTGACAAAGAAGCCGAGAGAAGGGGAGCGAGTGATGAAGAGAGAGTTTTGTATGCTATGTCTAAAAGTGCTGGCTGGAAGGCTTTTAACGACTTAGCTCAACAGGCTCTTATTGAATTAGACAACATCAACACCCAAGCTATTCAAGCAGGAGCGACTTACGAAGAATTAGGCAGAAACACCTTAGTAATCAGTTTTACCAAAGATATTATAAATCGCCTCATAAACAAGGTGGAGGACGCAAAGGAGTCTTGTGAAGGAGATGGAGGAGAATAACACCAATGACTATTTTGAAGAACAAAATCAAGTCGTTTATAAGTTCATCCCTAAAGGTTATCACTCTTGGAAGCAACAAGGTTACTACTTGGTTTGCAAATCATGTGACCTTCAACATTCTGTCTTTATTGGCCCGAATCACATTATGGTGGGAGAAAAAGACGGGAAGCCGGTCTTAACAAAAAGATAAATATTGATTGCTACTCTATTCCTCCATAGGGTAGCAATGAGTGTTTAACTCAGGGTCTCACATTCCCATACCAGGTGTGTTTAGCACTTTAATAGAACTATGGACGAACCAATCATGGCGATAAACGAGAACGAAGGGGAACAACCTATCGTTGATTCTACGCCGGAATCAAAAGAAGAAGTTACCGAGGAAGTTGAAGAAACTCCTGTTGAATCGACGGAAGAGACAGAAGAAGAACCAACAGAAACGGATGGACAAAAAAAGGGCTTTACCCAAAGAGTCAGGGAACTTAACTCTAGGACGAAAGAAGCCGAAAAAAGAGCATTAGAAGCTGAAAATCAAGCTCAATCATTAGCTCAAAGGATTGCGGAACTTACAGGTTCAAATGAACCTCAAGGTCAAAGACCTTCTATACCGCCAATCGAGATGGGGGCAGAGTATACCCCAGAACAGTATCAGCAACACGTTGCTGCTGCTGCTGGCTCAATAGTTGATATGAGACTAAAGCAACAAAGTGCTATCAATCGGATTCAAAATGAAACCTCAGAGGTAATCAGGAATTATCCTGAACTTGACCCCAAAAGTGAAGTCTTTGATAAAGAATTGTCCGAATCAGTAACTGAGGCGGTTGAGGCTAAAGTCCGAGCCAATCCCTATTCAGCAGATGTCAAACTTTATGTTGACAAACTAATGAAGCCATATAAACGGGCAGTTACCAAAGAAGTAGGAAGGGTGAGTGAGAAATTAGTCAGACAGGTCTCACAGGCCGCAACACGTCCTACCTCTATTCGCAAAAGTGATAAAAACTTAGCAGAGAAGTCTATTCTAGAACTAGAAAGAGAACTAGGGATAGTCCAGACCTAACTGTAACCTGACATATTAAATAAAGGAAAAAATTATGGCTGCTATTGGAAGTGGAATTTCTGGTGCTACCAATGTCAACACAACCTCTCAACTCTCTCCCGAAGTATCTACATACTACGAGAAAGTCTTTTTAGACAGAGCTGAATATGCGTTAGTGATGAAAGAAGGTGCCCAATTCCGAACCCATCCCGTCAATGAAGGACGAACAGTAAATTTCACCCGCTATGAACCTATGACGATCATCACTGATCCATTAGGCGAGGCAAGTAACCCTGTAACCTGTGCTATCACAGCTTGCACTGTTTCTATGACTCTTAGCGAATATGGTTTGACAACCGTCCACTCAAAATTGAACACCTTAGTCTCTATTGACTCTGGTATGAAAGAAAAAGTGGAACTCGTTGGTCAAAACATGGGTGAAACCCTGAATCGTTTGGTTCGCTCTGAACTTCAATCTGGTGGAACTGCATACTACCCAAATGGACACGCTGTCACTTCACTCGCCGCTGGCGACGTGTTGGATGCTTGTAACATTAGGTTGGTTGTACGACAACTGGAATTGAATAAAGCTCGACCTTACAAAGATGGAATGTTCATCGGTAAAACCGACCCCTACAGCAAATATAAGCTCTTGAGTGATTCTACTTGGATCAACGGAAAAACCTACTCTGATGTAAAAGACCTTTACAAAGGTGAAATGGGTGAACTGTACCAAGTTAGGTGGTTGCTAAACAACGATTTGTCATCCGGTATTGAAGCTGCTGCTTCGGCTGCCTCGACAGTTGTTCGTTTCTACACTTATGTTCACGGTGATAACGCTTTTGGCGTCTATGACCTTGCACAAGATAAACCCAAGCTCTATATTCAACCCAATATCGTAGATTCCAACTCACCTGTCGGGAGAATTTCTCTCGTCTCTTGGGCTGGTTCTTATGCTACCAAAGTGCTTAACAGCAACTGGGTGCTAGCTTGTAGATTTACAGCGACTTAATGTTGCTTATCAGGGGGGAGTTCTCTTCTCTCCCCTGAATTATAAATTATTTATACATGAACCCTTGTCCTTACTGTAACGAATCAATCGATGACTGGAACTGGATTAGATTCGCCGGATTAGGACCTTGGAAAGATAACAATGAGTATTATGGTTGTCCTCATTGTAATTTAAGATTTGATGGTTCAAAAATCCCCAAAGTGGATTACAAACCTGAATTAATGTTAGCTATTCACCAACCCATAGATAGTCGTGAAGCCGACGGCAGAGAATTAACTAAAGGCTTAGGGAGTAGTGACCCCTTAGAAAGAAAGCTCGCCAGCGAAGCCCTACAAAAAATTAGAAATGAGTCTCCAAAAGTTAAAGACATGAGGAAAGCTTTAATCAAAGCTCATAGAAATCAAGATAAAAAACAAGTGAAAGAAATTCACGAAGATATTAAAAATAGACCAGACTACAAATGACAGAAGTAGCAAGAACACCAGTTGTGCCAGCAGTAGAACCCGAAGCAAAAGTTTCGGAGTCTTCTAGTGTCCCAAGTGTATCTAAGGTGGAAACACCTTTTAATGGCTATGAACAATCTAAAGGTTATCCTTTTTCAGTTGATTATTTTAATCTAGGGGATACTTGGGCAGAAACTTCAGGGGGATTCCCCAAAGAAGTCTCTTTGATTGAAGAATACGTTGATAACAAGATTCAGTCCGGCGAACTTCCTAACTCTACCGAATCCGTCAAAGAGATGTTTAAAAAGATGGAGAAAGTCACAAATTTAGATAAACACGAAAGACCTTTAGTTAAAATCGAGACTATCGCTGCTTATATCGAATTTTTAATGAAAACTGAAAAAATAAAATTTAACTTAAGAAGATATGGACAAAATAAATAAATCAGTTCAGGAAATCGCCAATCTCTCATTTGACGAGACATACAATATTCAACAAGTAGAGGCTTTAACCTACAACCCTATAACTGAAAATTTGGAACGCACTACAAACATACAAGGGAACGCCTCTTTAACCATCTCCAATGCCGATACTGACGTAGCTTCTACAGAAGTTTTAACCAAAACCATCGGGACTACTTCTTACACCAAAACATTATCTTATAATGCGGCCGGTGATTTAATTTCAGTAAGTTCATGGAGCTAATATGCTATCAATTATCATTCCTGCCCGAAACGAAATCTACTTACAAAAGACGATTGAAAACGTCTTAGAGAATGCTGAAGGTGAGATAGAAGTTATAGCGGTTTGTGACGGCTATTGGCCCCAACCTCCAATTAAAGACAATCCCAGAGTCAAGATAATCCACCACACCGAAGCCATCGGACAGAGACAGTCTATAAACGAAGCGGCAAAGATAGCTCAAGGAAAGTACATTATGAAGCTTGATGCTCATTGTGCCGTTGATAAGGGGTTTGATGTTAAGTTAGCCGCTGATTGTGAATACGATTGGACAGTTGTTCCGACAATGTACAACTTAGATGTTAAGACTTGGACGCCTAAGTTACATAAGAAAACTAATTACATGTATATCAGCTCAATGAGTGATGAAAAACCTTTTAGGGCTGCTTACTATTCAAGACAACCTAAAAACGACCTATTGATTGACGACATTATGTGTTGTATGGGTCCGTGTTTCTTTATGCACAAAGACAGATTTTGGGAACTTGGGGGATGTGATGAAGGACACTCCCATTGGGGACAACAAGGGATAGAGGTTTCCTGTAAGGCGTGGTTATCAGGTGGCTCCCTAAAAGTTAACAAAAAGACATGGTTTGCCCATTGGTTTAGAGCTTCAGATGGTGGTTTTCCTTATAAACTGACTAACGATGAAGTCCAAAAATCACGCAACTATTCTCAAAGCCTATGGTTAAACAACAAATGGCCACTTCAAAAGAGGACGATAGAGTGGTTAGTTAATAAATTTAGTCCTCCGGGGTGGAACATGAAAGACGAAAACAAAGTCAACGAGTTAAATCAGTTTTTTTATAGGCATATTCATTTAATGAGACGTGATCCGACGTGGAGGGGGGTGAGGATAATCAAGATGCCTACCGACTTAACTCTCTACCAACAGGTTATCTTTGAAAACAAACCCGACTTCATTATAGATTCGGGGACGAAGTTTGGTGGTTCGGCTCTGTTCTTTCAAGACTTATTAGATTTAATCGGTAACGGGGGAAAAGTAATCAGTATTGACAAGTTTCCGGTAGATAAAGTTAAGGACCCCCGGATTACTTACATTGAAGCGGGTTCAACTGAAGAAAGTACGTTAAGTAAGGTTAAAGAAATGGTGGGGGATAAAAGTGTCATGGTGGTTTTAGACTCCGACCATTCCCGACCTCATGTTAAAAGAGAACTTCATTACTATGCTCCGATTGTCACCAAAGGACAATACATGGTAGTTGAGGACTGCTATGACCGTGAAGCTAAGCTAACGGGTCCAGGTGAAGCCAGAGATTGGTTTTTTAGAGTGAACAAAGACTTTGTCCAAACTAACTTAGATTCCCAATTCTTGATAGGTTATTGTCGTGGGGGTTGGTTACGAAAGAAATGAACACCATTATCTACTACACTAATAATTTGCTAGAAGAAAACATTTTTACTAAGTGTAGGGATAAGTTGATTGAAGCCGCCGGGGATATTCCTATTATTTCAGTCTCCCAAAAACCGATTGAATTAGGAACAAATA